TAAATTTAATTCTTCAGGTAAATAATCTGGAAAAGAAATAACATTTTCACGAATAGGATTAGGAAGTTTCATATAAGTAAATTTAATTTTTTCTCCGTTTTGTATCATAATATACTTTTTATCTAAAGCTTTATCTTTTACATGATAGTTATATAAAAGAGCACCACGAACATGAATAGGTGTTGTTTTTACATCTATTTGTTTAGAACCTTCTGTCCATTTTTTAGAATGGGCAGAATTACAATAAATATTTTTATTATGTGAAAATTTATTAATATCTGAAACACCTCTAGGAAAAGCGACCGCTTCTGGAGGTAAAGATTTAAATTCAGATTTAAAATTATTAATATAATTACGTGTTTCCGTTTCTGTGCTACTAATAATAATCTTAAATATTTCTCTGAATTTATCTCTTACAACTTGAGGTGTTGAAGATTTAATTGCTTCTATACCCATCATTTTTAGTTTAGGTTCTGCGTATTGTACTCCTTCGTTATTATGTACGTTAAGTATATAGCGTTTTTTAGCAGTCCATATTCCACGATCTGCAATAACTTCTCTACCCATTTCCATTCTTGGAGTATAACCATTAAGTCTGTAAAATAGTTTATCATATGCCATAGCAATAATTTTTTCAAAGTGGTCTTTACATAATTTATCAATGGCTTTTACGGGATCTTTAGGATTTAATTTTTCAATAAGAGGACCAAAATTAATATAAACAGAATCAGTATCAATTGCTATAACATAATCGGTATTTTCTGTTTTTAAGATTTTATTCATTTCTTCATTTATTGCTCTTTCCGCCCACTTGATCGAAAGCTGACCAGTTAAAGTTACGCTTTCAGCAAGAGCATTATCAAAATATTTAAAGTGTTTATTAGCAAGAGCACCATAAAGAGAATTAAGCAAAATTTTAATTGCCATCTGATTATTTTCTAGCTGATTAATCTCAGACTCGAGATATGAAGATTTTGTTTTTTCATACTGAGATTTTGCATCTAACATTTTCTTCTTTATTTGTGTTCTTTCTGAATAATAATCCACAATAAGTTCTGGAATAATACCCTGTTTTTCTCTTGAAAAAGGAACACCACTAGCACAAACAGAAAATTCTTCATCAATTTTATCTTCTCCGTTTAGATAATGATCAACACCTTGAGGGAAAAATCTCCAAGTTTTATTGCGAATAATAGTTTCCGGTGATATGTTAGATTGAACAATAATATTTGGATACAGAGAATTTAAATCAAAAGATACTACCCAATCGTGTGCTCCTACTTGAGGATCTTTTACATAACCACCTTCAATAACATTGGGATTAGAATTATTTTCATAAGCAACTCTTTTTATTTGTTCAATAGGAGAAACAATATTTTTAGAAAGTAATCTGCGATAAAGGATAGATTCCCAAATTGAAGTCGTGCCAAAAGTATCAGATAAATTAGTTCCAGCCCTATATGCCATAGTCATAGCCAGATTAATAAGACCCATCTTGGCATCCATTTTATCAATTAGTTGTACATCTCTAATATTATAGTCAATAAATTTTTGATGATCTTGTTTATATAAAGTATAAAGATTACCATGTTCTTCATAAGATAATTTCTTTTCTCCAAGTACCGTATTTGCAACATGATCTAATCTATACGATTCTTGAGTACCATATGAGTATCCAAACTTTTTAAATAATTCAAGATAGTCGGCTTGTTGAATACCAACAATTTCATGGTTAACCTGTGGTCGACCCATGATTGTGGTATTTCTTTCATTAACAAGTTTCCACGGTGATAATTTATTAGCAGCTTCCTGTGTTCCAATAATCTTGATCCGATTAACGAGATACGGTATGTCAAAAAATCTGGTATTCCAGCCAGTTATAATATCTGGATAATTTTTAGTCCAGTATGTTAGAAACGAAACCATCATGGCTTCTTCTGAATTAAATTGATGATATTGGATTTGTCCACCATCTAAATTAATTTCAGTTTTAGACGGATCATAATTATCTAAACCCCATACTTGATATATGGAAGATTTACTAGATTTAAGCGCAATTGATATAATAGGATAAGCTGCAGCTTCTGGTGTAGGGAAACCATCATCAGAAGCAACTTCTATATCAAAATTAACTACATTTGTATTTTTTGGATTAAATTTAATATCATCAGGAAATTTTTCTGTAATAAACTGATGAATATAATTACGGGTGCCATATATTTTTGCACCTTCCATTTCCGAATATTGCTCAAGAAATTCTTTAGCATCGCTCATTTTTTCAAATTCGACTGGTGCAATATTCGTACCATCAAAGGATTTTATCTCTGTTGGATTTTTAGATGGTAACCAAAATTTTGGTTTAAATTTATAGCGTTGATTAATAGGTGAACCGTTAGGTGAATATCCACGATAAAGAATGGAATTGCCATAACGGTTCACTGAAGTGTAGAATGAATTCAAAATAATAACCTCCAGTTTGGAATTATTATATCATAAATTAGAAAGATTGTAAACGTCTTTTTTTCATATCATATGGCCAAATACCTTCTGGATGCCAGTACTTATTATTATAATAAGCCCATTCTATACTGTAGAAAAAAGGATAGCCCATTTTCCTTAAATATAGCCACCAGTTAAGCCAGCCTTTCATATTAATCTTTCTTTGAAACAAAAGAATACATTTCTTTTGCTTTATCCATTAGATCATCCATTGTATAATATTCTTGGATTGCTTTTTGAAATTCTTCAGCTGTTGCTTTGTTTGTATCAAACTGTTGTCTCCAAAAGTCTACATTCATATGATACTGTTGATCCATATAGTCTTTTGCAAGTTTGAGCATATCTGCTCTGATTTCAAATGGGTTTTTATTTGTCATTTTTATTTTCCTTGTGATTGTGTGTGATCTGAGGGGCGGTTTCCCGCCCCCTGAGCTAACTAAAGCCTTCTGATTATAAAGTTTTATTTATAATACATTAGCGATTATTTTGCAGCTTCTTTAATTCCATCATAACATTCTTGGCTTGTTCATGGTATCCCATTCTAGCCAAATGTGTTGCGGCACGTGAGTGACCAACTACTAATGCAAAGTGGTTAAATGATTTCCACGCTGAAGAAAGCATTGAAACCAGTTCTTGTCTAAGTGACCACCAAATGTGGGTTACTTGTGCCACCATTATACCCACCCTTTCAGGTTTTGATTCTGATAAGCGATATATCTAATATCACCTCTATGGATTCCGATATCGTTTAAATCCTTATCAGACAAAGCCATCAATTCGTTGTATGTTTGGCGCTGTAGTTTGTTTAGTTTACGTGCTTGTTTTAATGATTTAAAGAACTCAATTAACAGTTCAGCTGTTTTCGTTAAGTAGCTGTGCGCTACCAGTACTGCTTGTGTCATGTTCGACCTCGTTAAATTTTCCAATTGTAATTTTACGAGGACGCATTTCTTCAGGAACGACGTACTTCAATTCTATTGCAAGAATACCGTCCTGAATATCTGCTCCGTGTACGTGTACGTGCTCTGACAGCCGGAACGTGCGCTTAAACTTTTTCGTGCTAATACCACGATGTATAAACTCACGACCTCTTGATTCGTGTTCTCCTGTTACTGTTAAAGTTCTATCTTTAACTTCAACTGTTAGTTCATCTTTGGAAAACCCTGCAACAGCAAGCTCGATTAAATAATCGTTTTCATCTGTTTTAATAATATTATGTGGGGGGTAATGATCTTTTGAATGTTTAGCTGTGTATTCTAACTCATTAAATAGATGATCAAAACCAACAAAAGATGAACGTGGAAAAAGTGTTTGTATGCCTGTCATTGTTTTCTCCTTTTTGTCAAGCAAGAATTAATAGTGGACCCATTTCTGGCATCCACTATTATTTATAAAAATAAGCTATTACTTTAATGAATAGCTGATATTCTATTTTCTTCCAATATTATATTTTGGACATAGCTCCCATTCTTGTTTATCTTTAAATGGGATAATTTTAATTTGTCTTAATGGGGATAAAGGCTGCGCTTTACTTTCTTCTTGAATTGTTACTAAGCCCCAGTCTGACATAAGAGTAGCGATCGTATTTCTTCTAGCAATATCGCCTTCTTCTAAATTAGATTTTTTACCATCTAATAAAAATAGTTCTTTAAAATGAACTATAAAGTATCTGCCTTGTTTATGTAATATATGACAAGACTGAAATAGTTTTTTTTCTTTTCGAGATGCAACCCCTATACGGGTGAGTGTTTCTCTGACCTTTAAAAAATCATCAGGTTCATTTAGAGAAACTTCCAGCATAGTTTCTGGAGTCCATTTCACTAATTCATTATTGACTTCATTCATATCTTCAACTCACGTAAATTATTATTATAGTTATATCATGATATTTCTATTTATAATAACTTATATTTACGGTTTTTTGCCACCTTTACTCATCTTCTTACTAATATAATCCATTTGTTCTTTTGTAAGTAAAGGAAGCACTTGATATGCTTTTTCTTTAGAATATCTGTAATATTCTTTTATTAAGTCAACATCTAAGTTTTTATCCTCTTTGGTCCATTTAGAAAATCTTTTACGTTTTCTAATGAGAGTTCTAAGGAAGTCATATTGCATTTTTGAATCTATATGAGCATTCATATTCATTTCATTGGCATATATAACAGTATCATTAAAATAAGATAATCCACGATTAACCATGAATGAATTATATGCTTTTTCATCCAAATTATCTTTCATTATATTTTCTTTAGAATAATTAATACTATTTAAATAATCAAAGTGATTCACGAAATAGCCCTCACTAAAGCTTGTATTCTCATAACATCTATAGCAATATCATGAATAGGATTATGATGAATAAAATCTTCACATCCCTCAGGTATAAAATTATTTCTTAATCCGCTGCCCCAAGATAGACCTTCTATAATTGATCTGGTATCTCTTAATTGCCAAAATCTATATGGTTGTGGTTTATGTAATTGGTCCATAATATTTTCAAATATAATAGGATCAAAATTATTACCTCTTGTATATACTTTATCAGTATTATTGTCGGATACTGATATAAAAAAGTCATAAAGTTCATTAATTGATTTATCTCTGTCTGATGGAATTATCTGTTTCTTTGCTTCAGTTCCTTGTTCATTCCACCATTCCAAAGTTTTTTTATCTATTACCCTATTATAGTTTTTAACTTGGTCTTGAACATCAAACTTTAAAAGTTTTGCAGAATTAACTAATTCAGAAAAAGTATAACCAGTATTAATTGTAAAATTATCTTCTGAAAATTTAAGAATTGCTAAAGAAACAACTACACCATTATATCTATCTGTAGATAATGTTTCAAAGTCAAATATTAAAGAATTAGTCATTTATAGTCTCATCTATTTGTTTTTGAAATATACGTTGAGGTAGGGCACAAATCCAATAATATGGTACCCAGAATAATATGTTATATAAAATAATTTCAGTCATTCTTTGCTATCCACAATCTATCTAAAAAATAAAACCATACTGCATTTGCAAGAGGTTCTACTACAGCGTCTGTAGCTGCTATCCAAAGAGGTACATCTGATATAAGCATAAGACAGGTTATTGCAATAAAAAAATGCCCAATAGTATAAACTAAAGTTCTGAGTAAACTGCCTTTAAGAGATTGATATGATGATGTAAACTCACTCATTATTATAACCTATATTTAAAGAAAAGTAAATACTAAGCATACACTTTATTAAATTGATTTGTACATCTTACAAAGGTAGTACACTTACTTAGTTGTTTTAATTTTCTTGCTCCTACATATGTACATGTAGATCGAATACCACCCAATATATCTTGAGTGGTGTTTTTAACTGATCCACGATATGGAATTAAAACTTCTCTTCCTTCAGATGATCGATATTCCTTTAAACCACCAAAATGTTTATCATTTGCAGCTTTACTACTCATACCATAAAATTGAATAAATTTCTTTTCTTTAATAACTTCTTCAAACCAATTTTTTTCAGGAATTTCTCCATTCATTCCATCATCACGTTCTGGTCTTAGTTCGTTGCTTTGATAGTACTTAGTAATTATTTCACCGCCGCCTTCATCGTGTCCTGCAAGCATACCGCCTAGCATTACAAAGTCGGCACCAGCAGCAAAGGCTTTAGCAACATCACCAGGACAAGTACAACCACCATCAGCAATGATATGGCCACCCAATCCATGTGCTGCGTCTGCACATTCGATAACCGCACTAAGTTGCGGATATCCCACTCCAGTCTGTATCCTAGTAGTGCATACGCTACC